GCTGGAGTTTCTGCCGACCAAGTTAATTCCATGCTTAACACTCCAATGTTTATCAATGCGATTCAGGAAGGAATTACAAAACAAAATAATGGTGAGGATTCTCCATTTGTAACCGCGGCATATTTGTTCATTAATAGTTTACCATTAGCAACTCTTCGTGAAAAGTATAAAACATATAATGCTAGTCAAACAAATAACACTACCAACGATTTAGATTATATAATTGCAACTATTAAAAAATTCAGTGCAATTCATAAGGTTCCTTACGCTTGGGTTTTAAAAATTGGTTCTATTTGGTATAGATACAAAAATGATATCCAAAATAATGTAGATATAATGGACGGGGTTTGGGGGAATTTTGACTATATACAGAATTTTGACCCTATTAACTCTGACCCGACAACCACATATTCATTACTTTTAAACGGTAATAATGTTGAAATAGTTTTAGAAGATGAGGTTAATTTTACTATAGGAGGACCAACACAAACAGTCATTAATACTGGATTTTACCCAAAGTTAATTAATGATTTTAATGTATTTTATCAGGGTGCTGAAATTTTTAACGGGTATACAAATACGGATATTCAAACAGGTATTGATAATGGAGTAAATTTAAATGTTGTATCTGATGCAATAATTAACGGAACCTCAGGATTTGATAGTTCTAATCCGAGTAGAAGTTTGAATTTAACACCATGGTCTGTAACAGTTGATACTGAGGATGGACTTTTTGAATATCCGATACCTTCTCACGGTGGATTAATTAATCAAACTTTTAATGAATGTTTTGAGGGTGATATTGATAATCCTAAACTTAGAATAGAAGTAAGTGGAAATTATGCTATGTATAATGGTTCTGTTAGAGGTATGTGGGCTTGCCCAAATTACGGATATTTTGATATCGGTAAATTAACTAAACCTGACGCAAATCAATACATAAAATATATTAATGTTGATTCAGAAGAACAAGAGAATCATTCATTTAACGGAGGAACCATTGGATACGATTTAATAAGTGAGTTATTTTGTGCTTTCGATAAAAATGCTTTAGACTCCTTTGAAAAAGAGTTTTTGAATTTTGCACAATCAGTAACAAATTATCAGTCATCAACATCAACAGAAGGAGAGTCCATCCCAAAAAAATCATTTAAGAATTTTCAGATGATGATGAGGGAAATGATGAAAGTACCGAAAAATTCATCTGCGGATTTATCTGAAACTAATATAGTTGCTGGTATACAACAATCACAAGCGACCCAAGCTAATAGTTTTCTAAAAGAGTTTTTAAATTATGATATTGTTTTTAAATTGGGAAACCCTTCCGGATTTGATAAAAAACTTTTCTATACTTTTTCTAATAGAGAAATTAAAGATGGATATACTTGGGATAAGTATGTGGAAAATTCTTTACCCACCAATGGGGGTGTTACAACTATTGCTGACTCAGTTGCCAATAATCCTGACGCGTGGAAGGCTTTACAACTTTATGTTGGTTTTTCAGAAATAGAAGAATTATCTTATACGGGTAATGGTTCATATATTACAGACTTTTTTGTTGATTTAAATATAGAATTTACTGATAAAAACATAGAGAACTTAGCTCCGATTATAAAAATTTACGCAACCCAAAAGTTAACCCAAGTACAAAGTGGTGGAAGTTCTACTGTTTTACCTAATACTGAATTTCCTGGTCAAATTTTACAGACCTACACACTTAATGACGCATCAACGGTTACTGTTTATAAGAATAATGACCAAAAATTTGTTGTATTAAGAAGTGAAAATGGAGATACTGAATTTACCGGAGAACAAGTAGAAATTGGAGACCCTAATGATAATACCGCAATAGTTAACCAAGCTATTGAAACTGTATATGGGTTTATATCCCAAAACTCGGACGATGAACAGTTTGTAACTAACATAGATACATCACCAGAACCGCAGTACCCTATAGTCCCTGATGCTAATTCTAAATGGGGTAATGTTACTTTAATTAATTCTATGGATGAGTATTTGAATCAGGTTGACAGATTTCAATCGGATACTATCAATAATCTAATGTTGAGGATGAGAAGTGCTTTGGCAAATGTCTCGTCATCTCAAAACAAACCACCAAAACCATCAGAATTGGATGGGAAACAGACTAAGGTTGAGTTATGGGAATCATTCAAAGCAACTAACGATAAATGGATAGCTGGAGCTAATTTTAAAGAAAAGACATTATTTGAGGACCTTTTGATGTTAGATAGAGCCAGCAGAAATGTTGGAGATAAAGTGTTAATTGATATTTTCAAATTAAAAGAAAAGTTAGTTAACATTAATCCAAAAATGACGGTATTTACCTTTTTTCAGTCTATTTTGATTGAAAATAACTTTGTGATAATGAATATGCCATCATACGTTAATTTTTATAATGTACAAGATGCGGTCAAAAATCCAAAACCAAAACCTGAGGGCACATTAGAATTTGGGAATACCCTATTCGGTACTTTTTTAAATGTTGATTATAGAGACTCGTCGGCTAAAATGGTGTGTATGTACTCGACCAAAGCCTCTGAACACGTTGATATTAAAAACAATGTTGATTATAGGTTCAAAGATGATGCATTTGATTTGAGAAGGGCCTCTGATAATCCACTAGTTGAAAATCAAACTAATAAAACAGATTGGGATAAATCAAACAAAGTGGTCGGTTTTAATGTTGACATTGGAACTCAAAATCAATCAATATTTAAATCATTCGAAGTTTCACAAGAATCAGGACAATCAACCGCAGAATCACTCCAGGTCATAAATAGTATGGCAAATCAGGCTGGAAATAGAGGAGGAGCGACACAGAGTACCTCTCTATATAATATATATAAAAATAGAAGTTATAATTGTAATATAACCATGATGGGTAATGCTCTAATACAACCTACCATGTATTTTAATTTAAGATATGTACCAATGTTTAGTGGTCCATATATGATTTTGGAAGTAAATCACAATATTGCACCTGGCATGTTTGACACAACAATAAAAGGAGTTAGACAACCTACCGCCGCATTACCAAAGGTTGACCAATTTATACAAACACTTAAAACTAATCTAATTAAGAAAATCCAAGATAGATTAAAACAAGAGACAGATTCGACTCAAACTACCGCAACGAATGTTAAATCACAATCACAACAAAGTTATGATAGTTTAAATTCTAATCCTGCTAATACCTTCTCAGAAAATCAAACCTGTAGTGCGAATACTAAGTATGCTCAATACACTAAGGAAGAACCAATTAAATCAACCTCAACTCCACAAGAAGTATATGAGTTAGTTCTTTCTTTATCACAATCCATGTTCCCTAATGACATTGAAAGTGCAGAAATTTTACTAAAATTAGTTTTTGCTAAAATTTACATGAGTTCTTTCGCTAACCCTAACTTCGAAACCTATAACAATAATTATGGAGGTGTCGACATAACCGAGTATTGGGGACCATCATCAGGAATATTCAAAAAAGATTCTAATGGTAATGGGTTATTTTATTGTACGTCGAACAATAGTCCATATGCCTCATTTGAAAATTTAGAAGATTCAATAGACTTCTTCGTCCAAAGATGGAAGAATAGATTTAATGCCAGTCAATTTGCGTCTGATGAACCTGAGTTGTATGCGAAATTCATATTTTTGAATAGCGTGCCAAACAACTCAGAAGAAAATATTTGGGACACACTTAGTGATGTTCAGAAAAATAATTTAATATCAGAATATAATGATGCTTTAAATTTGGCAATCCAAATATAAGTTAAAGGATTATAATTTTTATTGGTTTAAAGATATTTATAAATAAAAAACCATGAGTACGAAAGAAATTTTAGACAGGTATTTAGGTAAAAATACCAGAATTACAGAAAGAGACGCAGGTGCTGGATTTAAGGAAGTTTGTGATTTAGATACGGGTGATTGCTACACAGTAAGAATGAAAGATGGACTCATAGAACGAGTCGATAATACAATGAACACCCATAAAAAAATACAAGTAGAAACCCTACATGGGGTTAAACAACTTTTAAATGGTTAATCAAATGAGAATAGACGAAAAAATTTTAAACGAAATTAGTAGATATAATGAAATTAATAATTATATCGTGGAACAAGATGTACCACCTCCACCAGCAGATGCGGGAGCTATTCCGCCTCCACCTGAAGACCCTGGGGCTTTACCTCCACCACCAGCAGATGCCGGAGCGGTCCCACCTCCTGGTGACCCAGCAGCTGCGGGTGCGGCTCCACAACCTGTGGATGTTGCAACTGACCCTGATGTTGAAAAAATTGGGGAAGAAGGAGCTGAGAAAAAAGGAGAAGAACTCGAGATAACTGACTTAGTTAAGTCTCAAAAAAATATCGAGACAAAACAAGAAGAATATTTCGACAACTTATTTAAACATTTGGAAGACCTAGAGAGTAAGTTATCAAATATGGACCAAATAGTGACTAAGTTGAATGACTTAGAGGCTAAGGTTGAAAAATATAGAGTTAAAAGTCCTGAGGAGAAATTAGAACTACGTAGTTTAGATTCAGGTCCATTTAACCAAAAACTTAGTGATTTTTTCGAAGATAAAGAAATTGATATGGAAAAATCAGGAAAAAATGAGTATGTTTTAACAAAAAACGAAGTTGAGGAGTATTCACCAATCGACATCAAAAAAAGTTTTAGAGACTTTGGAGATGAGGAAACAGGGGACTTCACTGAAGTAAGATAGTAAAGTGGGGTCGAAAGACCCCATTTTTGATTTGACAAACCAATGGCTGACACTTATATTTTATAAACAATTTAAATTTTAATTTTTATGGCGACAAACAATCCTTTAGATGCGATTCTATCGCAGTACGAACAATCAAAACAAGGTGGTTCATCTAACACCTCAAAAATGTCTCAAGATGAAAGAATGAAAAAGTACTTCGCGGCTATCCTTAAAGATAACGAGAAGCAAGGTCAAAAACGACTCCGAGTCCTCCCAACCAAAGACGGAAGTTCACCATTCAAAGAAGTATGGTTCCACGAAGTTCAGGTTGATGGGAAATGGCAGAAGTTTTTCGACCCAGGTAAGAACGACAACGAACGTTCACCACTTTCTGAAGTTTATGAG